TAAGCTGTTGGAATAACCAACTGCGTACCCTGCGCTGCAACGCGAAGACCGCGATCATCTTTCATGTCAGCAATCTGAATAAGGATTGCTTCAAGTGACACTTCAGACAAATCGGCTGGTGTTGCCAAAATGTTAGACTGGTTTCCAGCCTGTGTTGGGTGTGCTGCACTCAAAAGAGGAGCGCCATCACCACCATTCACAGTTGTCGCGGTATTCAAAATGTTAGCTGCTTTGATCTCTTTAGTAGAGGCCATTGAGCGAGCCAACGCTTTTGTGTAGCGAGAAGCAATCGAACCATACTGGCCGTCTTCTTCAGCTTCTTCAGTGATTGAGAAAGCCAAAGCGATTGTTTCGTGCTGATAACGCGCAGTCCACTGTTGGGATGCTGCGTCATAAGAAACCGCAGAACCCTCTGATTTTGTTGGAGCATTTCCAAATCCGGATAAGAGAACGTCCTCTTCAAACGCTTTTTGTGAAGTGTTTGATTCAAAAACTGCCTCATACTCGGCTGGATAGCTGTCGTATTCGAGTCCGAAAAGAGTATTCAGACCCGGCTCAAGCATTTTAGCAAAATTTGCTCTATTCATAGCCATTGTTTATACCCTCCTTAGATGCCAGCACTGTCTTTAAGAAGATGCTCATTGATAAGCACTTCCATGACAGCGTTAGCCCCGAATGCATTTTCTGGTGAATCCACCAATGCAATCAGCTTACAAGTAGCAGCGCCAGCCGCCATTGTTCCACTGATTTCGAAGCCTGATTGACCAGTCGTTGTGGACCCAGCCCCAGCAACAGCATCGGCGCAGTTGCCGATATTGGTCTGAGCAGGGGAACCCGCTGACTGAACTTTGAACACAGTATATGGATCATCATATACATATGCGATGATGTCAGTAGCTACTGTGCCTGACGGCCAGTATTCACTATAGACGTAAGAACCGTCACTTGCTGTGTAAGACACACCCGCAAAAACACCAATGTTATTCACTTCCGTTGCCGAATGTGGAGTAACAACGCCATCTGCTGTGAGGATGCAAAGGTCACCTGTGAAGATGTTTTCTGCAAGACCACTTGTGATGGTGTATTGGTTAGTGCGAGGTGCATTACCGCTCATGTGACGAACTGGGACAAACCCAAAGGCTGCATCTGCATTTGCCATTTTTCGCTCCTTTTAGCGTTAATTTAGTCGCTTGCGGCAGAAAGAGATCTGCCACGACTGATTTCAGACTTCCGCTCTTGGTAGATTGGTTGTCCACTTCGCCGTCCTAACGCATCAAGATCTCCTGCAATTGACTCATTAAGCTCTTCGTTTTTACCAGAAAAGTAGTTCTGCTTTTGAACATGAACTTCTTCTGGCATTTCGCAGAGCAACATGCCTTCAATTCCAATTGATCCTGCCCACTGGCCGTGATTAATAGTTGGAAACAACTTACTTTTCACAGTATCAGCAGGGCGCGGTTCCCATCCTTCACGCATACGTTTGTATACGTTGTCTGGGCTATCCTTACCCTGAATCGAGGTAGCTACCCACCTTTGAACATAACCGGGACGTGCTTCGGGTGCATCCAAAAGTGATGGTGGTTTCCATGCCGTCATGGGACGAGATTCCTCATCACGCACGGAATTGCGAGCTTCGTTTGCGCGAACATTTCTTTTCTCAGACATTATTATTGGCTCCTTTGTTGACGCCGAATTTCGGCTTCGTATTTTTTAAGACCTTTTTCATCATTGATTCCAAGCTCTCTAGCCATTCTGAGTTGTTCTTGCGACATCCTCACTCTATTGCCCTTGTAGTTGGAAGAACCGCCTGTAGTTGGGGCGACTGGTGGTCTACTTTTCGTTCTTGCCTTACTAGGACTTGGCTCTGACGATATCTCAGGAAACATTTTTTGTAAACGGTTGTTTAAAACATGATAATATTCGTCAGAATTTTTGTCATAACCTTCTAGGTCAAGCTGAACATCAATTGAACGTGCCGCCGCTGTTTCGCGCTCGAAACCTTGAGCGTTAAACCAGTTATTGGCTTGCCACCACTGCATAGCTTTTTGTGGTGCTGGGTTTTGTGCAGCTTGTTGCGCTCGACCCACCGTAGGCGAAGCCGCCGCACGTTGTTGATTTTGTTGCTTCTGCATTTCGGCAATACGCATAGCAGCTCTCATGTCGGCCATTTGCTCTTGGAACGATACTTGAGCTTCTGTGTCACCTTCCTCAACAGCCTTGTGTAAGGCTGCTTTTGTTTGGTTATAGCGTTGATTAAACGCCTTCTCTGCGTTTTGCTGAGATCCTTGCTCCAAGCGCGACAGACGTTTCTGGAGTTGCTCATTCTGCTCCTGAATTTGCCTAGCCTGAATTTCAGCTTCTCGACGTTGACCGACTAGCTTTTGAATACGCTTCTGAACTTTTGGTCCATAGTCATCTTCTTTCGCTTCGGCCTGATCTTTTGCTTCTTCCCTAGCTTCTTGGGCTGGCTCATCGACCAATTCTATTTCAAAATCTTCTGGCTCACCTTTAGCTTTTTGAATTTCGGCTTCGATTTCTTCCAGAATTTGTTCTTTTTCTGCCATATCAATCACCCCACATATGCTGCGACTTCAACACCATCTGGCAAGATCGATGTGATTTCATCATCGTTCAGCAGAAGGAATTTGACGCCTTTTACAACAAGTTTCTGACCAGCGTATTTACCATAGGTCACGCGATCTCCAACCCTTGGAGATACATCAGACCGCCATCGTTGGCCTGTATCTCTGTCACGATACGCTAAGTCACCCAAGGCACACACGGTTCCATGAGCTGTTAGATATTCTTCGTTATCTTTGGATGATTCTGGCAGAAGAACTCCACCTGATGTTTTTGTTTTCACCTGATTTGGCTGAACTAAAACTTTCCAGTTCAAGGGAACTGGTAATTGATGAGATCCAATAGTGGCATTGGTTTCTTCATCTGTAAATATTCGATCATGTTGATGAGACACGCTATACATCCTCTTCGTTTAATTTTTTCAATGTTTCGCGGATAACCTCAGAGGCTTGCATTAGACCCTCTGCGATCCCTACGTTTTTGTGGTATGCGTTGATGTCCGTCATGCGGCCATCAACCATATCTTCAGCTATCTCTAGCCGCCTTTTCTCCAGATTTTTTCTGATCTGTTGGAGCAGATCGCTTGTTGTCATCTTTCACAGCTCCTGACATTGAAACACCAGTAACGTGAACTTCAACATTTTTTGTTTCTGGCATTTAGTACCCCTTCTTTTTAGGCTTCGCCTTTTTCTTCATTACCTTCTTTTTGACAGACTTCATAGGTTTCTTTTTGCCATACTTCATTTTTTGTCCTCCTTTAGACATTAGTGATGAAAAACTTGCACGGTTCACTTAGACATTACCCCCAGATAATTCACGCGCCAATACTTTAAGTGTCTCTGAGAACCCCTTATCCAGCTCTTTAGCTGCCATAGCAAACTTTCGGGGAGATATCTCATCAGACTTGAGGCCACGGCGCTCTAAGAAGCTCTTAGCCGCTCTGATCTCTGCCTGTGCTACCTTTTTAACTGCTGCTCTTGCCATTATTTTTCTCCTAGCTCATCTAGCGAACCATAACCCATACCAACTGCCATTGGGACGGCATATGTGGGGATGCCTTTTTCCATTACTGCTTTTCTAAACTCTGGCGTGATTTTGAAGCCCTTGCTGCTGAACGCACCAAAATCTTCTGACTGTAGATTGATTTCATCGACAGAAACATCTTTAGAAAATGCCTTCAGCAATTTCTTCAGCCGATTTTGCACATCACGCTGGTAATAGTTTACTGTGCCGTCTTTGACCGTGTCTGCTGTGTGGCCACCAACTTTTGCAATCGCTTCCCGATCATTTGGAAATGCCAGATAGTCAACGTCTGGATCTTTAACAGCGTCATAGATGGAACGCCGCAATCCCTCGTCCAGCCACTTGTTTTGAGAAGACATTAAAGGACCGCCTTCTATTCCGTCATCAGGAATATTGGGTATTTTATCTATTTCTAATTGCAATGCTTGTTTCTTGTTTGCAATATCATCAGTAATATCAAACACACCTTTTTTAATGTCGTTTGAAAGCCAATCCACTGGTTTATCTTTTAAATATGCATAAACCATTTCTTGAGCAAAGTTGTTATTAGACCAATTGGTCCCCAATCTTGGTTGATTGGCAATCCATTTATTCACAAGTTCTTCTTCAAGATCAGTTAACTCGCCGCTTAAAGGAATTTCTGAAATTTCTTCATATTTTTTCATCTGTGACGGACGAACAAAGTTTTCACCACTTTTGATCTCTTTATTTAAGTCATGGATATTAGCCTCGTACCCCAATCTTCCGCGATCAAGATCACTTATAGATCTAAATATATCAGCCCGACCTTGACTTAAATCTCTACTTAAAGCATTAAAGTCATCGTACAAATCATCTAATTTTGACAGCGTTAGCGACTGATCGTAGTTCTGAATATAAGCTACTGATGGGTCAATATTCTGCTGCGGATCTGACTGTATTTCGCCAACATAACGAACTGTATCGCCGTCTTCATTCACATAATCTGCGTGGCGTGTGTGAAAAATTGTGGCAGCGTTATCCTCGCCAAAGTGGCCACTCTTTGGAAGCTGGTCTATTTTAATACGACCAGTAGGATCTGTATATTGAAATAAATTCTCTGTGTAATCCGTACCGCCCTCTGGGAAATAGATAGAATGCGTGGTGTCTCCTGCATCCATAGGATTAGGTTGCGATATCGCATAACGAGCCATAAAGTTTGGGGGATCGGCATTAAATTCGTCTTCAAGGAACTCTCTAACTCTTATTTCTAGCTCTTCTGAAAGGTTTTGTTCACCACCATACTGGTGAGCAAGAGCATCTTCTGAATATTGGAAAAATTCAGCATCGCCATCTGGGTCTATATATACCCAGTCCTTGCCTCTAAGGTCATCCAAATTTGTTCCTAATTTATTAGCTTGCTCTTCGAGGTATCCATCATCAAGTTCGTCTGGCCTTCTATAGCCAGCATCTGGAAGGTTATCTGCTAGAACTTCCATGTCGTCGTGCTTCATTTGGTATAAACTTGGCTGATCTTGCATAACTTGATCTACAGCTTCACTCACATCCATAGCTTCAGGTTCAGCTCCAAGAACACCTTCGGCTCGACGCACATTGGGAACTAAGCGTGGATCATTTTGCTCAAGATAATCAATAATTTCTTCTTTGGTTGTATTCTTGCCACTAAAGAAATCATCTGCCCCAGACCACTCAAGCTCATCTGGCTTTGCACCTGTCTTGATCATTGTAGCTTTTAGCTGTTCATACGGACCCTTCTTCTGTTTCAGCTCCATAGCTGCCTTCAAAGATGGGCTAAAGAGAATGTCATCTACCTGTAGCCGATTTGCACGTTCAGCCGCCTGTGCTGCTGTTATAGCGTCTGTGAGTGATGTCCCACCTGAAAGAGTAGGCGCTATTGTAATTTCTGGTTCAGGCGCAACCGACACTGGTGGTTCAGGCGCTCTGTTGGCTGCTCTGTTGCCTTTTGCAAACTTTCCTATTTTACTAAACAATCCAAAATATGGCGCGGTATATTGCTCTAAAAACTCTATACCGCCCAAAAGATCTCTAGAGAGCCTATCTTCTTGGTTTTCGTTCTGGAATGGAACTCTCTCAGCTAAGTAGCCAGCTCCAGCCTCGAACCCACCTTTGACACCGCTAAGTACACCCAAGCCTATATCTGCTGCGCCGCCATAGATTTTTTCGGCTCCAGTTGGACCGCCGGGGTAAAACTGCATTTTTGGCATTAACTGAGCCACACCTTGGCCTGTGAATGCATTTTTAAAACTTCTGCCAGCCCCAGTAGCTGTGTCAAACGCCTTATCAAAGGCATAATTACTAAAGGGTTTTTCACTGGTATCTCGCGGTGGCGCAACATATCCTTCTGGATCTGCGACTGGAACCATCATTGGATTGAATTTTAAGTAATCAGCATACGCCTGTGATGGAATATTAGGCTGTCCATCTGGACGAAACGCACCTTCGGGGAATCTTTTATCTGCCATATCACCAAGCCTTACATGACCAGTATCTGGCCTTAGTTTTGGGACCGGGGTTATCACAGTTATGACGCGCCCTAAAGTTAGATCGACGGCCCTTCTGGGCCTTCTTAATGGTCATCTTGGGATCGCCAAAGGTCACGCGCTTTACCTTGTCGCCATCCTTCACATAGACCACAGACTTTTTTTTGCCGTAAGATGTCTCGCCCTTGGAAATACGGCGCGGTTTATTCAGCGATACTTTTTTGCCTTTGTACGTTGCCATTATTTTTTTTCCTTGGGTAAGACACCAAAAAGTTGCTCTAATAAAGCATCATCTTCTGCGGATTGATTTGGATTATAATTTAACAATGGAGTATCTGTAGGTTCATCAAAATCAATTAAACGAACTCTTGCGTTTTGCTCACCTTCTGATGCTAATTTTGTTAGCCTGTGGTGACCATCAGATACAAATAACTCATTATTCTTCTTTATAACTAATGGGAGAGATCCAGAGCTTGATTCCGTTGTTTTAAAGTCTGGATTTACATTGGCTTGTGAAGCGTACATTGATCTAATCGGAAGAGTTGTTACTTCACCTTGCGCCATGCCAGAACTTAACCTTTTGTTTTCAAACTTATTTAGAAGTGGACCAACTGGCTTCACATCTTTAAATATAAATCCAGTTTGAGTAGGATCTATTTGTGGCGGCATTGCAGGCACAACCTCTTGCTCATCCTTAATAATCTGTATCTTTATGCTATTAGCCCTTCTAGGGTCTATTAGCCTCTGACGCGCAGCTCTATCCAGAAACTCTGCTAGAGCCTCTGGAGAGGCGTCTTCTAGCTTCTTAGGG